CGGCTCATCGTCGTTACGAATTCGGATTCCCCGCGCTTTGAAGCCGGAAGGAAGGTTCGCCAATGTACCCGCATCGATCAACTGCCTCAAAATTGAAGTGGCTGCTTTGCCCAGCCCTCCAATCATGTGGATCAGGCCGAACCCGTAAAACCCTAAACCCGGCAGGAACTTGTAATGCACGAAATACTGAATCTTACGCTTCAGCGCATCGTTCTCTTCAAAGTTCCGGCGGATTGCTAAAATCTCACCCGACCCCAGGTCCAGCGTTACAATGTATGGCAGCTTGATTCCTGTCGGATCGCCATTCTGATCGATGTCCTCAAAACCTTCAATGTCTAAATCAATGTGCATTTCAAGAACGGTGTACAGATCGTCTGTGTCATTCTTGTCGATGCCATCTAGCTCACGAACCTTTGAACGAACTTCGTTATCTTCTGATTCATAGTCAACCGATAAATCAACATCTCGGTAGACGCCAGCAACTTGTAGCTTACGAACTTGATTTTCATCCATGCGAAGCACATGCGTAATGCGCGACGCAGTTGCGAGATCAGTCGCTGTGTACGGGACAACGAGGTCTTCCGCAGCAACAAATCGAGAAACGGGTCGTTGTTTGGTTTCATCGTAATATACTTTTTTGAATGTCGATCCAGACAAGGGCAAATAGAACAACATCTGATCCGTATCCGGATCAAACTCCTCCATCTGCTCTGTCACCAAATAGTTCATGTAGTTCTTGACGCGAGTCGCTTGGTCCTCGGTCTGTGGATCTTTCGCACCAATCACATTGGTCCTGACTGGACCGCCCGCTGGCAACAACTCTTTGTACGCTTGCGCTTGGAACTGAGTTACGGATTCCGCGATGATTGGATGTGTAACGCCTGATGCGCCTTGGAACGGTTGCGTACGCTCCTCATATCGAACTCCTAAGAGGTCGAGTCCCTTGGTGTACCCATCTTCCCACTCGGACCTCGAATCTTGGTCGGTTTCGTAATACTCTCGAAGCTCTGACGAAAGCTCTCCAAGGATAGAATCATCTAACACCTCCGCTAAGTTTGCGTCGTGCTCGTACTGTTCTGCCTCAACCTCTGCGCCTTCGCCGCCCATCAAGCCTTGAAGTGCCTGAATGATCGCGCCACCCGCGCCATCGTCCATGACTTCCGCGCCACCTTCAAAGTCTTCAGGCTGCGGAATGTCGACTTCCATTCCTGGGACTGCTTCTATGGCACTATCGACCATACCCATCATCTGATCAGGAGGGATAGACATCAGTAATACTCTCTTTCTCTTGGTACATATTCTTCGTCGGTTTCCTCACCAGCCAGCGAAATAAATCCACCTTGCCGGAAACGAATCAACGCCATCGTCATACTATCAACAAAGTCATCGTGATCACCGTTTGGAAACGCTGCACATTCTTCGATGACTTCGTCGGCAAACTTTTTGTCAGGTGCCCAGACCATCCCAGCCTCAAAAAGAGGTGCGACCGTGTGCATCCGCGTCACCTTATCACGTCCTTTCGACGGAGTATAATTCATCACAGGGATACCTGTCCTGCGTAATTCATCAGTGAGCGGTGTTCCTGACGCCTTGGCTTCAATAATCACCATGTCAGGTTCCCAATAATCGTGCTCTTCGAGTGCAACTTCCTTCAATTCTGGGAAATTCCATCGTCCGCGTTGGGCGTCGAGCAGGATGAGGTGGTCTGGTCCACCTTCTTCGGACTCGAAGACACCCCAGGTGGTGATGGCAGAGTAGTCCGCAGTCTCCTTTTTGGAGAACGCCGTATCGTAGCTCTGCATAACGTACTTGATCGGCGGGATGTCATCTTCTTCCCAGGTGTTCCACCACTCTTTCTTGACAATCGCACCCTCGGATGCGGTCGGTTGTTGCTGCCACTGCGCGTTCCACTTGCCAACGGGCAGTGCTGCTTTGACCTTTAAAAGGTCGTCTTTATTCCAAAATTCAGGCCATAATGGCTCATCTGAGGGCATAATTGCAGGAAATTCAACAACTTCCCACTGATCGCTCATAATGTCCTCACCTTGAGCTTTCAGCAATCTGCCGGTCAAATCCTTCGTACTCCACCGGGTCATGACCAAAATGATGGCTCCACCCGGTTGCAAACGCTGTCGAGGACCAGATGTGTACCATTCATAAGCATGATCGAACGCCGTTTCGCTCAATGCGTCCTGTTCCGAGTGCGGATCGTCAATAATAAACAGGTCAGCACCACGACCAGTCACCGCTGCACCCACACCAGCCGCAAAATATTCGCCTCCAGCGGCTGTTCCCCACCGTCCGGCTGCTTTATCGTCCGATTTTAAGTGTGTATCTGGAAAAATTGTCCGATAATCGTCCGTCGCCATCAAATCACGCACTTTTCGACCAAATCTGACCGCCAATTCAGTGTTATGCGTCGCCTGAATGATCTTTAACTTCGGATTTCGGCCCAAAAACCACGCTGGCATGAGGTAAGACGCGAATTCTGACTTGGAATGACGCGGTGGCATGTTGACAATCAGCCGTTTCAGTTCACCTTTTGCAATGCGTTCCAGTTTTTCTGCAATGATTCGGTGGTGACGGCCCTCAATAAACCCTTCGTACACATGATGAACGAAGGGCATGAAGTGATCTTGGGCTTTTTCACGCGCTTCCAGACGAATTTGCGCCTCTTTAAGCTGCAAAATCTCCTTCAGAACGTCATCTGGTAGAGCTTCGAGGGCCGCGGACATTAGCTACGCCGATAATTGCCCATTGGGAACAACGGTGCGTACTGTCCTCGGGCCTGGTAACTCGGTCTCAACACCTGTGGAGCCAAACTTGGTAGCCCAGTATAGGCATAATTTATCGGTCCACGCGGTTGATATTGATAATCACTAACCATATCGCGTCCTTGGTAGTCTTCTGGCGGCGGTTCTGGCACTACTTCCTGAGCTGGAGCTGTTGTTGTTTGACCACCATCACCACCAGACATCTCACGCTGCTGCTCATCTATTGCCCGCTGACGATCATACAAATCCTGGATGTTCTCAGGAGGCCGGTTTCCAGTCAAAAAATCACCAATCTGACTGCCAATACCTCGACTGTCGTAAACAATATTGCCTTTTGCGTCATAGGCCACAGTTCGTCCGCCCTCGGACAACGGACCACCAGAGGTGACCACTTCCAAACCATTCGGGTTGTAATTTGCCGCCCCCTGTGCTGAAGCTCCGTCAAGAGATTTAATCCCACGTTCAGCAATCGCATTTGCCAACGCTGCATCTGGCTGAAACAACGCATCCGCAATCCCTTCAAATACACCCACCCCAGTCGGAACTTTGGCACCAAACACATCAATCGACGAAGGCAGCCCAGTGTCTAAACCAAACTGCTTCTCTCGATACGCCTCAGCTTTCGCAGTTTCAAAATCTTGCTGCGCTTTCGCTAAATCCGCTTCCGTATAATTCGTTGCTTGATACCCAGGAACATCCACCGAAGTTGGAGTTCCCCTAGACACAGGGACTGCTTCGTCCATGAACAAATCACCACCAAACACCGGCTCGGTTCTCGCTCCTGTCGACACACGACCAGGAACTGCTTCGTCCAAAATATCAGAAACAATTTGCATGTCTTTAGGTCCAAGGGCCAAGGTCCCCGGTTCACCCAACACAGTCTCAGAAACGACACGGCCTTGCTGCGGTGACATATCAACAGGCTGACGCGCTTGCGCAGTAATCTGTTCCGCAGGACTCGCACCACGAAGCGCATCAATCCGAGCATTAGTCGCTGCAATCTCCGCATCACTGGCGGCTCGCTGTTCATCCGTCATGAACCCATCACCAAACGGATCTAACATGTCCATTGGGTCAATCGTGGTCGATACATCTCGGGTGCCGGTCCCCGAACCTGGGACAGGCTGACCAGTCACTGGGTCAATGTTGCCTGTGATATCCAAACCACGGGCACGGAAATTATCTCGTGCAGCAGCAATACCTAAAGCACCATCAGGACCTAAAGTCGTCGAAGGTGTACGCGAGACGTTATACGCCTGGGATTCATAATCAAGGCCGGGATCGTAACTGAGCCCCGGACCACGGGCAGTGACAGATTCCGTAATAGACGTAGGAGTATAGGTCCCCGGCGGTGTAACCCCAGGAATGCCGTACATGCTGACAGCACCACCAGGTTCATCAAATTCTGGGACATCGAAATCGGCCATAGAACCCAGCAAATCTTGATTTGCCATGAGGTCCTCTTCACCAAAGAAGAGATCACCACCAACAGCAATGTTGCTTGGATCAATACCCGTGATTTGTGACGCCATGTCAATGGCCGTTGCTTGACGGTCTGTCGGCGTAATGTCGCCTTTAGCAATGCCTTTGCCTAAAACATCAGACGCGCCATAAACACGCCCTTTGTCGGTGTCTACAAAACCTTGTTCTTTATCGACGTTAAAGTTACGAGTTGATACACCACCAAAACGGTCTGAATATGCTTGGCGGTCTTGCTGATTATTGTCGCTACCGCCGCCTCGATCACTATCGTTACCGCCGTCTCCTCCGCCGTCGTGCATCCCAGCACCTGCTCCAGCAGTATTTGCTCCAGATCCAGACATTGATCCGCCGTAATCTGCTCCGGCTGCCGCCGCACCCATCGCATCAACATCCGAATCAGAAGAGGAGCCGCCGTTACCGCCTCCTCCTCCGCCACCGAAGCAGTAAATATGGGGTTCTAATGAAAATTCTTCGCTTTCAAAAATTCCCCGTGCCTCGGAGAACGACTTAATCCGCATGTCTCAGTACCTTTTTGTACGATTTGCCACCAGCCTCGAAGCCTATAGCATGACAGAAACCATCCCAACGATCTACATTGTGATCAACAAACGAAGTCGGATTAAATAACAAATGATGAGTTCCAAGGTCCGCGGCCCATTTTTCCCACGCCTTGAAGAAACGGAGCGCGGTCCTCGGTGACTGATGCTCAGGCAAAATGAAAAACAACTCTTCTTCAGATATCCACTGCTGCCTGTTCCACGGGACGGTATGACGCGAGGCAATAAAGAAACCGACAACCTCGCCATTCTTCTCATACACCCAGAAAAACTTGTTCCGGTCAGTTTGACAAAAGACAGCATAGTCATACGCATCGTCTGGGCGGTATTTGGTCACGCCAGAAAACTGACTGCCTTCATGAAATACACCTGCGATATACACGCAAGTATGTAAATCTTCAGGCAACGCTGGACGTATTTTTTGCATACTCAAGACCTTTACAGAAATAATCAAGAATTCCATTCTCTGGTGGGTCAATCTGATTCAAAATTTTACATTCAATTTCGTCTGGTGGATTCTCTACCGGATTGAAGAAATGTATTTCTGTAAGGCTTGGCATCACAAATGCAACACCTTCTCCATACTCCTCATGTTCAACAATGAACACTCCAGTGTCTTCCGATTCGATGTACAAATTGATTGTTGGGAAACCAAGATAAGTGGCCA